ACCCCAAGAGGAACCACACCCTTGAGGTTTTCTTAGCGTTGCAACAAGGTAACCACTCCTTGTTACTTTTACATTAACATATAATATAGAGATAGCTCTTTAATTTTTGTGTCTTTACCAGTAATTACTGACGAACTTATACAAGCTTTAGATGCTGTATTTCCTAACAGATGCCCAGACCTATCGCTATCAGATCGAGAAGTGTGGTATCGTGCAGGGCAGAGGTCGGTTGTTGACTATCTAATCGAACAGCAACTAAGACAAAAAGAAACCATGTTAACTAACAGAGTATTGGAGAACTAGCTATGTGTCTTGGAGGAGGTGTGGCTAGAATGACACCGCCACAAAGAGAATATCAGAACAGACCTGTTACTGTTACTGGTGAACAGACAGGAGTTGATGACCCTAAAGATACAAAGAAAGCAACAGAAAGCTTGAAGATAAAAAGACAGAAAGAAGAAGGAACTTATGTAGATCCTAACCTTACAACTGCTACTAAACTTACAAGAAGTGGAGGTGGTAATAAAACTGCACAACAAAAAGCTAACCTTGCTAGAAATAAACAGAGGGCAAAAGATATGGCACGTGCTAGATTAAAAAGCAAATACTCTAGAGGTATCACAGGTCGCAAGACAGGAGTTGCTTAATTATGTGCGGAAGAAGACCATCACCACCACCATTGCCAGAACCAGAACCAGTTGATTCTCCTATAGAAGAAACTGCTGATAGAGTTGTTGTTGGCGAAAGAAGAAAACAAGGTGCAGCCAGAAGACGTAGAGGTTTAGCTACTCTTACTGGCAGACGCAGACTTGGTACAAGATCATTACAAATACCTTTACTTCCAAACTCAATGGCACAAGGAAGTACTTTAAATTATCCAGTTTAATATGGAATACTCCGCACAAGGAACGACAGCAGCAGGTAGATATGAAGCACTTGTTAGTAGTAGGTCTGTCTATGATAGAGAAGCAAAGGAGTCTTCTAAACTAACCATACCTAGCTTGATACCAGAACAAACATCAGGTACTAGAGCTAAGATCAAGACACCATTTCAAGCAACAGGGAGCAGAGGAGTTAATTCTTTATCGAATAAACTATTAATGACTTTGCTGCCACCAAGCACAGCATTTTTTAAACTTGATATTGATGATCTTGAAATAAGAAAGCAAGGACAAGAAGCACTACAAAGTGAAATAGATAAAGGATTACGCACAATAGAAAATGCTTTAATGAGTGAGATAGAAGTATCTAACGATAGAGTTGCTATGTTTGAAGCACTCAAGCATCTTGTAGTATCAGGTAATGTCTTGTTATATCTGACAGATAAAGGACTCAAGGTATATCCATTATCTAAGTTTGTTTGTAAGCGTGATGAAGTTGGTAATGTACTTGAAATACTAATTAAAGAAACAGTACACCCACAGGCTTTACCTCTTGAGTTTTTAGAACTAATTAAGAAGAAAGAAAACTATGACGCAGATATGATGAAGGGTGACTTGGATATATATACATCTATCAAAAGAATGAATGATGATTTCTTTTGGTTTCAAGAATGTAAAGGAGAAAAGATACCAAACACAGATGGCAGATCAAAGATAGATGTTACTCCTTTTATTCCTCTTAGATTTATCAGAGTAGATGGAGAAGATTATGGCAGAGGATATGTAGAAGAATACAGAGGAGACTTGATTAGTCTTGAGTCTTTGATGCAAGCAATAATTGAAGGTGCTGCTGCTAGTGCCAAGACATTATTTCTAGTAAATCCAAATGGAATCACAAGAGCAGCGACTATAAGTAAAGCACCGAATGGAGCTATCCGAGAAGGTACTGCTTCAGATATTTCTGTTATGCAAGTCGGTAAAAGTGCAGACTTTACTGTAGCTTTTAGTGCTATACAACGAATAGAACAAAGACTTGAGTTTGCTTTCTTGATGGCAAGATCAGTACAGCGTGACGCAGAAAGAGTAACAGCAGCAGAAATAAATCTTATGGCACAAGAGCTAGAGAATAGTCTTGGTGGTATCTATAGTATCTTGACCCAAGAGTTTCAGTTGCCATATCTCAGAAGACGTATGCACTTACTGGTAAGACAAGGCAGAGTTCCAAAGCTACCAGAAGAACTGGTCAAACCTAAGATAGTGACAGGACTTCAAGGACTTGGTAGAGGTAATGATAGAAACAAGCTGATTGAATTTATTACAACTGTAGCCCAAGCATTAGGACCAGATGTAATGAGACAGTACGTGAATGTAGATGAAGCGGTAAAAAGACTAGCTACCAGTATCGGTATAGATACTGCTAACCTAGTAAAAACACAAGAAGAAATCCAAGCAGAACAACAGGCTGCTGCACAACAACAGCTTATTCAAAGTCTTGGACCTGCTGCTTTAGGTTCACGTTTACTTGACCCTAAAGTAAATGCTGAAGCTGGTCTAGCTGATGCACAGGCACAACAATTACAACAACAAGGAGGAACCCCTGATGCCAACCAAGAAGTCTAGGAAAAGAGATGATGACGGAAAGTTTGTTTCTGAAAAAGCAATCGTTAGTCGTGTAGGAGAGTACGAAGAAAACCCTGTACCTGAGAAGACAGGTGATGTCACTACTAGACATGGCAGTACAATTCACTATAGTTAAAAGAAAACCACTATGACTTCATCACAAGTACAAGTATCTGAAACACCAGCATTTTCTGAACAAGATATTGAAAGCCTAAGAGATGAAAATGGCCTTATCGCAGGTAAGTTTAAAACTGTTCAAGATATGGCTAATAGCTACAAAGAACTAGAGGGTAAGCTTGGTTCTGTTACAGAAGAAGATCAAGTATCTGAATCAACAGAAGAAACTACAGGAGTACCAGAGGGGTATGAAGAATACTATCAAGAAGATGGAACTGTAAATTATGAATCTGTAAATGAAACTTATGGAGAAATTCTAGGAGAGATATTTAAAGAGAACAGCATTGATCCATTTAAAATAAGTGCTGAGTTTCATAAGAACGAGGGAGAGATACCAGAAGATATGTACCAATCTTTGTTAGATGCAGGTTTATCTAAAAATGCTGTTGACTCTTACCTTACTGGTAGGGCAGCAGAGATGGGATACATTGAAGGTGAAGAAGGTGCAGCAGAAGAACTAGCACAAGAAGAAGTAAAGGGTATTAGAGATTCGATAGGTGGAGATGAAGCCTATGGCAAGATGGTTGATTGGGCTTTAGATAATTTATCTAGACCAGAGATAGAAGCTTTCAATGAAGCAACAAACACAATGTCTGGACCACAACTTAGTATGATGGTACAAGGACTATATACTAGATACCAAAACGCTATGGGAGTTGAACCAACCTTATACTCTGGAAGACCTGCTTCTAGTGGACCTACACCTTACAGGTCAACAGCAGAAGTAGTAGCTGCTATGTCTGACCCTCGTTGGGAGAAAGACGTATCTTACACAGAAAATGTAAAGGCACGTTTAGTGGGTTCTAATGTATTTGGCTAATGGCTAAGTTATGTGCCAGAGGTAAAGCAGCAGCGAAGCGTAAGTTCAAGGTCTATCCTTCTGCTTACGCTAATGCTTATGCTGTTAAAGTTTGCAAAGGACAAGTAGCTGTTGGTGGTAAGAAAAGAGTTGCTAGTGGCTACACAAGAAAATCATTAAGAGTTGCGTAATGGCAAAGCTAACACCTAAACAGATAGTTACTCTCAATAAACATTCAAAGCATCATTCCAAGAAACACATGGATTTGATGAAGAAACTTATGCGTGAAGGTAAAACATTTAATGCTGCACATACAGCAGCACAAAAGGAAGTAGGCAAATGAGTTTACGCAGATGGTTTAAGGAAGAATGGGTAGATGTTAAAACAGGCAAATCTTGTGGTCGGCAAAAAGGAGAGAAGCGTAAGGGCTACCCTGCTTGCAGACCTTCAAAAAGAATTAGTAAAGATACACCAAAGACTACAAAAGAAATGAG